TTCTCTTAACATTGCTAGAAATGCGCAAAAAATAGGATATAATATTGTATGGATTGATACTGAGTTTTCTATTGAAAAATCTGATTTCGATATGTATGGTATTGATACATCTGATTCAAATAAATTTATGTTAATTAGAACTAATATTGTTGAAAAAATCAAAATGTTTATGACATCAATGTTAGATGATATGACAAAACTTAAGGAAAAAGGAATGGATGTTTCAAAAACAATTTTCTTTTTAGATTCAATTGGTATGTTATCTTCAGAAAAAGAAAAAGCTGATACTCTTAAATTAGATATTAAACAAGATATGACACGTGCAAAACAAATCAAATCTCTTGTTAGACTTATCACAAATGATTTAGGTTTTTTAGGAATTCCATTGGTAGCAACTAATCACGTTTATTTAACTCAAGATATGTTTCCTCAAACAATCATGTCAGGTGGAGAAGGTTTATATTATGCTGCTAGTAGTATTGTATTTTTAAGTGATGCAAAGTTGAAAACTGGTGAAGAAGATGAGATGGATCTTGGTCGTTCTGGCTCTGTGATTACAGCAAAAGCCGGAAAAAATAGATTGGCTAAACCAAAAAAGGTTAAATTTGAAATTGATCACACAAAAGGTATTAATCCATTTAAAGGATTGGATTTGTTTTGTACTCCTGAAAATTTCAGTAAGATTGGTATAGCAAAAGTTAAACCAGTATTAAATAAAGAAACAGGCGAAATAACTTATCAGCCAACAAATAGATGGTATGTTAAACATTTGGATAAATCAGTTGCCGCAACACAATTATTCAATAGAAAAGTATTTACTCAAGAAGTATTAGAAAAAATGGATCCAATTATTTTTGATTATTTCAAATATCCTTCATATGAAGAATGTATGAAAGAATTAGAAGAAATTGATGAAAGATTGAATGAAATTGAAGATAAAGATATGCTAACTTCAGAAGAATTTGATCTTGATTCTGATGATAAATTATTTGTTTAAATACAAATAATAATTAAATAATAGATAATAAATAAACAATAATACAATTTTTATATAATACTTTTATATGGCAGATACAACAAACACAAACATGGAAAAACATTACTTTGTTCACATATTGGACAATCCTGACCAATTTTCCAAAGTAGATCCTTTTTTCTTTAGAAATTCTGATATACAATTTATTTACACTGTAATAAGAGAAGAATATATTAAAAGTGAAAGTCATACTGTACCAAGTTCTCAACAAATTTATTCAATGGTTAAACTTGCTGATTCTGATAACAAAATAAATGATAAAGTTATAAAATTACTTCTTCAATCTGATAACAGTGATTTCAGTCCTGAATGGTTACTTCCTATGTTTAAAGGATGGAAAATTCAAAACCAATTAAAAGGTGACGTACTAAAAAGTATTGATATGGTTAGAGGAATTGAAGAAGTTAATTATGATAATGCTCTTGAAATAGCTCAAAAAATGAAAGGCATGTTTTCAAATGTACTTATGGTAGATGATGATGATAATGATTTAGGTTCAGATTTTGATGATCCTGAATCTCATAAACAAATGATTTCAAAGAATTGTATTCCATCAGGTTGGCCAAGTATAGATAATATATTAGGTGGAGGATGGAGTAAATCTACATTTAATGTTATAATGGGAGAAACCAATGTTGGAAAATCAATGTGGCTACATAATATAGCAACTAACGCAGCAAATGCTGGAGCTAATGTTCTACTTATTACATTAGAAATGGCAACAAGGAAAGTAATGAAAAGGTTAGGTTCAATGAGGCTTAAAATAAATGTAGATGAATATGATGAGAAATCAAAAGATTCAACTTATATGAAGCACAAATTGAACAATATCAAATCACAATCAACAGTTGGTGGATTATTTGATTCACAACCTGGTAAAATATATGTAAAAAAATATAATACTAGTGATTGTACTGTTACTGATATTGACAATTATATTAAAAAATTTGAAGAAGTTAAAAGAATTAAAGTTGGGATGGTAATTGTAGATTATATAAATATTATGTCAATTGAAAAAGGATTTGATATCTCAAATATGTTATATTTAAAAGGTAAACATTTAGCTGAAGGATTAAGACGAATTGCTGATAAATATGAATGTGCAGTTATAACAGCAACTCAAACAGATAAAAGTGTTTGGGGTGCATCAGATATTAATCTTGCTGCTATTCCTGAAAGTAAGGCAATTGCAGATACCGCTGATTCTGTTTGGGGTATTATTAGGAATCCAGAAATGAAAAGAAATAATATTTATAGGCTTAAAATATTAAAATTGAGAGATGGAGAACATCATGAAGAACAAGTAAGATTTGATTTTAATACAAATTTTTTAACTATGGAAAATGATGCTTTAATCGGAGTTAAATAAAACTAATAATATTAATAATAAATGAAAAATAATGAAGAAATTGATGATTATTTAAATGATGATTTAAATAATGAATCAGAAGAAATAGAAGAACTAGAAGATGATCTGAATCTATTAGATGAAAATTTAGATATTTCGTCAGATGATGATAGTTCAGTTACTGATGATACATCTATTGAAGAAGAAGAAGAAGATGAAGAAGATGAAATAGATATTATGGTTAAATTTAATACTAATAATCATAAACTTGAAGGTAAACATGCGTTATCAAGAGATACTATATTTAAAGGTAAAGTAGAAGATAGTGGTGATCAGCAAGAATATGATTATAATATTAATCAGCAAGAAGATTTTAATCTGAATGATGGATTGCCAATAGAAGCAGGATCATCTTATGAATTTGAAAGTAAACACTATGAAGATTACATAGATAGATTAAATCTTCAAAGAGATATTTATGATTTGCTAAGTGATAAAACAGATTTAGATTTTTCCTCAAATAGAAGAAAACCAAACAAACAGGCATTTAATGACTATTATAGAATGTTATTGAATAATATCGGAAAAGAATATAGTAAGTCTGAAATATTCGTTGAATTATCTTATTATTTCACTGATAATATATTTAACATGTTTAAGTTGTTAGACAAAGAATATGCAACACACATAATAGTAGAACTAAAACAACGTGGGTATTTAACAAGCCTAAATAATATAAATTTTATATAATAAAAACAAAAAATAGAAATAACATGAATTTTAAAAGGGAAGACGCATTTGATGCATCATTAAAATATTTCAAAGGTGATACATTAGCCTCTGATGTTTGGGTAAATAAGTATGCGTTAAAAGATACAGTTGATAATGATACTGTTTATTATGAATTGACACCTGATGATATGCACAGAAGACTCTCAAAAGAGTTACATAGAATAGAACTAAAATATAAAAATCCATTATCTGAAGATTTTATATTTGATTTAATAAAAGATTTTAAATATATTATACCACAAGGTTCTCCAATGTCAGGAATTGGTAATGATAATCAAGTTGTGTCGATATCAAATTGCTTTGTTATTGGAAATCCTGCTGATTCTTACGGATCAATTATGCAAGTTGATGAAGAACAAATACAATTAATGAAAAGACGTGGAGGAGTTGGACATGATCTTTCTCATATTAGGCCAGCAGGAATGCCAGTAAAAAATTCCGCTTTGACTTCTACTGGACTGGTTCCATTTATGAGTAGATATTCAAATTCCACAAATGAAGTTGCACAAGGAGGAAGACGAGGTGCATTGATGTTATCGTGTTCTGTTCTTCATCCTGATTCAGAAGCATTTATAGATGCTAAATTGGAACAAGGAAAAGTTACTGGAGCAAATATATCAATTAAATTGACAGATGAATTTATGACAGCATCAATAAATTCTGGTATGTTTACTCAATTGTTTCCAATTGATTCAAAAAATCCAATAATTACAAAACAAATAGATGCAAATAAACTTTGGAAGAAAATTATTCACAATGCATGGAAATCAGCAGAACCTGGTATTTTATTCTGGGATACTGTTATGAGAGAATCTGTTCCAGATTGTTATCAACAACATGGATTTAAAACAGTTTCAACAAATCCTTGTGGAGAAATAACTTTGTGTCCATATGATAGTTGTAGATTACTTGCTATTAATCTATATAGTTATGTGGTAAATCCTTTTACTCCAGAAGCATATTTTGATTGGGATTTATTTAACGAACATACCATTTATGCAGAAAGATTTATGGATGATATTGTTGATTTGGAACTAGAAAAAATTGATAAAATTTTAGAAAAAATTGAAATTGATCCAGAAACTGATCATACTAAAAGAGTAGAAAGAGAAACTTGGATTAAAATTCAAAATATGACTATTAAAGGTCGTAGAACAGGATTAGGAGTGACAGCAGAAGGAGATATGCTAGCTGCACTTGGATTGATTTATGGTACATCAGATGCAACAGATTTTTCAACAGAAGTTCATAAAAAATTAGCTATAGGAGCATATAAATCATCTTCTATAATGGCAAAAGAAAGAGGGGCTTTTCCAATCTACGATTATGATAGTGAGATTAATAATCCATTCATTCAAAGATTGAAAGATGTTGATCCTGAATTAGATTCAATGCTTAAAGAATATGGTAGAAGAAATATCGCACTGCTCACGATTGCACCAACAGGCTCAGTTTCAATCTTGACTCAAACTACATCAGGTATAGAGCCAGCATATAAAGTGTCATATAAGAGAAGAAGGAAGATAAACCCAAGTGATAAAAATGCTAGTGTAGACTTTATTGATGCAGAAGGACAAAAATGGGAAGAATATTATGTATTTCATAAGAAATTTGAAGTGTGGCTGGAAATTAATGGTTACGATGTAGCAAAAGTTAAATTGATGAAAGATTCAGAGTTGAAACCAATTATTGAAAAATCTCCATACAATAAAGCAACAGCTAATGATGTAAATTGGGTTGAAAAAGTTAAGATGCAAGGTAGTATTCAGAAATTTGTTGATCATTCTATTTCAGTTACAGTTAATCTACCAAATAATGTAACAGAAGAAATTGTATCAAAAGTTTATGAAACAGGATGGAGAAGTGGCTGTAAAGGTATCACAGTTTATCGTGATGGATCAAGAGAAGGTGTTATTATGTCAAATGAAGGTACTACTAAAAATGTAGTATCAGAATCCGGAGAAAATAATGCAAGAAAACGTCCAAAAAAATTAGAATGCGATGTTGTTAGATTCACAAATAAAGGTGAAAAATGGATTGGATTCTTAGGATTGGACGTAGATGATAAAAGTGAAAAATATCCATACGAATTATTTACTGGTGTAGCTGAAGCATTTCTTATTCCTATTAGTGTCGAAAAAGGAGAGATTGTTAGAATTAAATTAGAGTCAAAAAATGGTGAAGAAGGTAAAAGTAGATATGACTTTGTTTATAAAGATAAAGATGGATATAATGTAACTATGGAAGGCTTGAACAGAGCATTTAATAGAGAATTATGGAATACAAGTAAATTATTATCTGCTTTCTTGAGACATAGAATTCACTTACCAAGTGTCATTCACCTTATTGATACATTAGAAATGACAGATAATGCTGCATTTGGAACATGGAAGAGTGGAGTAAAAAGAATTATTAAGAAATATATCAATTCTGCAATTATTGGAGAAAAATGTCCTAATTGTGGAGCAACAGGAGATGATTTAGTATATGAAAATGGTTGCAAAACATGTAAGGCTTGTGGATGGTCAAAATGTGAATAGTTGATAAAAAAATAGTTAAGAATAACTTCACATAAATAATATTTGTGTGAAGTTATTTTTAAAATTTGATAATAAAATAAAATAATAAAAATGAAAAATAATAAAACATTAGCAATTGTTCTTTCTCATGCTGATACAATATTTAGAAAGGAACTTCTTAAAAAATGTGTAGAATCTATTGATTATGATGTTCTTATATCATCTAATTATCCAATTGATTCTGATATTCAACTAATGTGTAAATATTCTTTATATGATAGTAATAATCCATTATTGTATAAAGAAGATTATGGTAAGTATAATATTACTTATTATTACTGGTGTTTGGATGATAATGGAGAGAGAATCTATAAGTTATTCGATTATGAACATGGTTTTGCAGCATATACTCTAATTAATAATGGAATGAGATTTGCTAAAGATAGAGGTTATGAAAATGTTCATATTATAAATTATGATTATCAAATAAGCAATGAAGAGTTAATCGATAACGAAAATATATTAGATTCTGAGTTACATACTGATGCTATATTTTATGAGTATTATGATAGAGGATTTGATACTCCTGCTTATTGTACTGGATTTTTTTCTGGTAGAGTGAATGTACTAAAATATTTTTTTTGTAAGTATAATAGTCAGGATGAATACTATACATCGTGTAAAGATAAATATATGTTAGAAGATATTACTTATAATTATTTTAATAATTCAATTTATGTTGATCATATAAAATGCAAATCATTTGATGATTTAAGTAATACAGAAAAAACAAATCAAGAGGGTGTTTTAGAGTTTTCTAAATCATAAAGATATAAAAAAGCTACTAATTAAATTAGTAGCTTTTTTGTGTTTAATAATAATGTTTATTATTATTT